ATGGATAGGTAATCTAGTTAGAGCAGATGGAGAAACAATTTATAACAAGTGGAAAAAATATAATCAATCATTTACGTACAATTTTAGAGCTGATTGTGTATTGCTTTCTAATGTTATCAATGATAATTCTATTCGGTTTGATGATGTGTTTCGTGTACATAGTGGGCAACATCCACGATTGCTACGATTACTTTTATCTGAAAAAATATCAGTACAGACAATCATCATCTTGGATAAAGTTTTATCTTTTATTAAAAGATGGGACAAAGAGATTGCTGAAAACGTTATCTGGCCTGAAAAATCATTTAAAATAAAGAAATTATCACCTTTTATCAAGTTTAATCTTACTAAATGTAAGTTTATAATGAAAGAGGTATTTGTGTGAGTAAATTAACAGAAAAACAAGTTAGAAAAGAGTATAAAGAACATAGAAAAGACAAGACCTTTGCAGAATGTTGGCCTGATACAAATCGTGCCTTCTATGAATGGTGCTCAGGTTATTTAGATTATAAACATATAAAAGACAAGCGAGATGACGATTGAACCTATAAAAGAAAAACTAGATGATAAGATTGCAAAACTAAACTCAAGCAGAGTTTATAAGAAGGTGACACCTAGAGGTGACCTATCATGGTACATCAAATGGGCAAGTAGTGTTACATTAATTATTGCTATGTTGTTTACAGCAGTAGAATTGTTTCCTATAAACATGTTTATTGCTAACATAGGTTTTGTAGGTTGGTTAATTGTAGGTATGCTATGGCATGACAGGTCCTTAATAGTGTTAAATGCTATATCACTTGCAATATATTCTATGGGTATATTAAATTATTATTATGGCTAAATATTTTGATGAAGAATGGCCTAAAGAGGAAGAAATATTAAGAATAGGGTTAGAACAATCCAGAAGAAACAAAGCAGATAGATTTCCTACTGCTGATGAAAGATGGCCAAGAGCAGGTAAGATTATGAAACAAAGAGCATTTATCATAGGTAATGGTGAGTCACGTAAAGACTTTGACTTGACAACTATTAAAAAGTATGGTAAGATATATGCTTGTAACGCTTACTATAGAGATAATCCTTTACCAGATGTATTGATTGCTGTTGACAGCACAATGACACACGAAATATATCACAAGGGTATTGCTCATAAGATACCTTGCTACTTTAGAGAGTGGACTAAATGTCCTAACTTTATGTTTCAGACTATGAAGGCTGGGTTTCTATCTACACAAGGTAAAGACAAAGAAGATTTATTTGTAACCAATGGCGATAGTGCATTACCTATTGGTGACTACTTTGTTATGAATGCTCATACAATAAAAGGCGAGGCAACGATAAGAAAAGAAGATGGCACAAAGTATAAGAAAGATGTTGATAACACCCATATCTATTGCTCATGGATAACAGACGGCGACAAAACACAAGAATGGGAAGACCCAGGCTATCATGCTGGTGCAACAGCAGGTCATATTGCTTGTAAGTATGATACAATAGACGAAGTGTATATGATAGGTATGGATTTGAGATCAGATACAAAGATGTACAATAACATGTACAAAGGAACTAAAAACTACTCATCAGCACACTATGAACCTAGCCCTACAGGCATATGGGAAGCAGAGTGGTTACGAGTGTTGAAAGACAACCCTAAAGTGTCATTTTACAAGGTAAATAAGGCAGATGATGACAATACAACTAATCAAAAACTACTGGGAAATGAGAAGAATTTAACATATATTACTCAAGCACAGCTGCTTGACAATATGAGTAAATGGTGATATTATATTATAATGGTTGAGTATGTTGCCAGTATAAATAATAGTAATACTTACATTAATACAAATACGTACAACAATATATACAAGGAGAAAATACAATGTCAAGTGCATTAGAAGCCCTAAAAAAGTCAAAGTCAAATTTTGACATACTAACGAAGAAGTTAGAAAACACAATAGAACAACCCGAAAAGAAAAACAAGTACCAAGACGACAGGTTATGGAAACCTGAACTAGATAAGTCTGGCAATGGTTACGCAGTATTAAGATTCTTACCTGCTATAGAAGGCGAAGATATGCCTTGGCAAAGAGTCTGGAATCATGCGTTTCAAGGACCAGGTGGTCAATGGTATATTGAGAACTCTTTAACTACACTAAACAAAAAGGATCCTGTTAGTGAAGAAAACACAAGGTTGTGGAATACAGGCATAGAAGCCGATAAAGAAATTGCTAGAAAGAGAAAAAGAAAGTTATCTTACTATTCTAATATCTTTGTAGTATCTGATCCTAAACATCCAGAGAATGAAGGCAAAGTGTTCTTGTTTAAATTCGGTAAGAAAATCTTTGATAAGATTACTGAAGCAATGAACCCAGCATTTGAAGATGAAAAGGCTGTTAACCCATTTGATTTTTGGGAAGGTGCAAACTTTAAACTAAAAATCAGAAAGGTAGATGGCTACTGGAATTATGATAAATCAGAATTTGAGCCAGTCAGTAAATTAAAGGATACTGATGATGAGATTAACAAGATATGGCAATCTCAATACGCTCTCAAAGCCTTCGTTGATCCAAGTAACTTCAAGTCTTATGATGAACTCAAAGAGAAACTGAATAAGACCCTTACTGGACAAAGAAGTACCGAGTCTGTAGAGGATATTGACCTCCCACCTGTCAGTAACGACATACCAACGTCTTCTAACAACTCGGTAGAGAAAGTTGAATCGTCCAACGATAGCGATGACCTATCGTACTTTAGTAAATTAGCTGAGGACGATTCATAATCTATCTCTCTCACTTTCTCAAATAGGGTGGCCTTCGGGCCACCCACAATACTTCTCTAATATGTTACCTATAAAAATAGATAAACCCAAAGACTATTTCAAAAGCAATATTCATAAAATCATTAATGATTATCATAATAAGATTATGACTAACATTGACGATACACAAAATAGAATGGATACTTTTACAAACGAACACCATTTAGTTTATGAACTCTTTTACGATAAAAAAGAGATAGAACTAATGGAGAAATATCACAATAGAGCAAGAATATTAAGCACAAACGCAGGAAGAATATTTGATACAGCAGTTAAATTTATTATACAAGACGTTGAAGGTGGTCAAAGCGAATACATTGACAACCCTGGTCAACACCCTAATAGATTTGAGATTGATGTTATAAACCACGATAAGAAATTAGCATATGAAATCAAATGGCGTGACGCAGGCACAGATGGCGACCATAAGAATAAGGAGTATAGAAAGGTAGACTTGCTAATTGAAAAAGGATACACGCCTATTAGACTAACATTTTTTATGCCCGAATTAGAGCGCTCATTGAATGCTCAAAAACAAATTATAGACTATTACAATAAACGTGGTAAATCATACACACAAGATAGTGCCTTTGCATACATCAACCGAATGGCTGATATAGATTTACTACAAATATTAAAAGATTTTAAAACGTTTTAAGATGATCTTCGGTAAGTATAAGAAACTTCATATTACGTTTATGACACCATGCGTAGGCCGTAGACCATTTTCTTCTATTTCTTTCATAAGTCAATAACGCATTTTTGTAAGTACGAGTTTCACGTAAAGGTTTTTTAGGTTTGCGTGTTTGTGCTTTAGGTTTGATCTCAATAATAAACTTCTTAAATGTGCCGTTTGATTGTCTAACTTTCATATAGAAATCAGGATAGTATCTATGTGGTCTATTATCAATTGAACGATAAGAAATTGCTATCTCCTCACTACCCCATTCCGTAACAGCCCTAGTTTTATCACAATAAATCATAAAACGTTTCTCCCAACTAGACCTATAAATAACATTGTTTACATTGCCTTTGTATTTCTGTGGGTTGAGTGGTTTGTATATACCTGAATAAGGGCGTTTATCTGGATTCTTCAACTTCTTCATAGAATCTATTTATTATCAACATAAATAGTAGTATGGCAAGTGTATTTGATACAATCAAAAATAGAGCAGGAGATGTACAGAAATCTGCTACTTGGTATAGAACGCAAGTAAACAAGATAGCGAGTGGTACAACTGCTAGACAACTGTTTAGACAAAACAAACTAAATGGCCGTCCTAGTGTAGGTAGATTGAACTTATTTGGGTACAACCCTAAATTAAGAAAAACATTACCTTATTATGATGTGTTCCCATTAGTGTTGCCATTAGAACCAATATCAGGTGGGTTTATGGGTATGAACTTTCACTATTTACCACCTCTATTGAGATTTAGATTATTAGAACGTATGCAGGCAACAGCGTCTGATAGAAGATTTGATAAGAATACAAGATTTGAAGTTGCCTATGATGATGTAAAGAATGTAAAAATAGTAAAACCAACAATAAAGAAATATTTGTACTCATATGTACAGACAGGTTTTTTAAGAATAAATGCTGACGAGGCTGCAACAGCAATTTATCTACCTGTACAAAGATTTAAAAAGGCGTCTGAAGGTAAAGTTTATGCAGATAGTAGGAGATTTATTTAATGTCATTAATTAGTATAGGTAAAAGAATAGGTGACATGGATATACGATTAGGTATACCACCTAGTAAGCCACAATTTAGTACAACAGAAACAAATAGAAGATTCTCATATAATAACGTATCATCTAATTACAATTCTGTATTCAATCAATTTAGATCAGGTCTAACACAAGCAGGCGGGTTGGCTAGACCTACACAATTTTTATGTACGATTGACGGACCACAAAGTAAAAGATTGCCACGTGATTATGTTTATGCTGACCCAACAGGTGGTAAAAAAGCAGCAGCTAGAATGAACAAAAGTGGTAGATTATCAGGCGCAATAAAAGAAAATCTACAGCTCAGAATGGATTTATTTTGCTCTAACGTATCACTACCAGGTAAAACAATTACAGATGATGTAAACGAAACATACTACGGTCCTAAAAGATCAATAGCAAAGAACGTTAGCTTTGAAGAGGTCACACTAGAATTTTATACAAGTGTTAATTATGATGAACGATTATATTTTGAGGCATGGCAAAACTCTATCATAGACCCTATAACTCACAATGTAGGTTACTATGATGATTATGCTTATCCATGTATGATAACAATTA